AGGAAATCACATTGTTAAACATTCCTAAAGGTGGCAATCGAGATTTAATGCATACACTAATTAGTGATTTAACTTATAAAAAGATTGCGTCAAATATTCCAAGTTCAACAAAATATACAATTCCAAGTGAATATAAAATGGCAATTCTTGTTGCAACAATTAATTATCCTAATGCAATAAGTCCGCAATTCACGTTCATGTTTCCAAATTTAACAGAAACAAATCGTATATCTGATGGTTACTGGTATGACAACACTTATCACGCAAGCTTTATGGCATGCAACGATGGAAATGTTGTTTACTTTGCTTCAAATTGGCAAGTAGTGTCTCCAACAGGTACAGTTACTTATGATGTTTATGCAAGGTAAGTTAATTATCAAATACGATTCCACCTTGGTCTATATATACTCTAGGTGGAGCAATTACCGTATAATATCCCCATTGTGGGAGATTACAAATTTGTATAGACGTACCGCTTGCACGGCAATACACGTTACTAGATATAATGTTTGATGTGCCGTCAATTTGAACGTTTGAACCACTTACATTTACTGTAATTAGAGAGCATATTGGACTTCCATTCCCGTTTCCATAAAGAAGCAAAGCAAACTTATCACATGTTTTTTGAACTGTAGTATAGTTTTCTATTGATATATAGAAATCATTACCAGAACCACTTGTTTTTAGCACAATGTTCCTTGATCTATTTGTTAAATCACTAATTAGTGTATGCATTAAATCTCGATTGCCACCTTTAGGAATGTTTAACAATGTGATTTCCTGTCCACTCGCTTGAACATGTACTAACATACAGCTTTCAGATTTTACGGCAGTCAATCCGTTTATTGTCAAAAAAGAATATGTTTTTTCCCATCGAAACGGAACGTCAATGCCACCAATTATAATAAGCTTATTTTTGACTTTAAAGACATTCAAATAGGTTTTTAAGTTGCCGTTTGGAACTAATGTAAAATCGAAAGAAAAATCATTATTTAGTTAATAGAACTATGAAATATTAATGTATGATGCAGGAACAATCACATTTGCTATTACGACACCGTAAGATGTTGTATCTTTGCATCTTATGTCCACTGTATTGTTATGTATAGTTATGTACCCAGTATTTCCACGTGGAGTCCAACTTCCGTCAATGATTTCACAAGGAGCGAAAACTTCATTGTTAAATGTAATACCGTTGGGCAATGTTAATAAAGTTTGATTTGTATTACCGCCTGTCAAACTTTTGCCATACCATATATAAATCATTGCTAACTGACTATTTTTTTTAATAGCAAATCCATCAATGCCATAGGTTTTATACTGTAAACTTGAAAAATCACTATTTAACGTATAAATAAAAAAACACCCTGCATGAAGCAAGGTGTAAATAAATTACAAATGGAGATTAAGAAAGAAGAAAATCTCCATTCACATATTAACACAAACACTTAATAAATGAAAGGAGAAACTATGAATCTCAAATTAAGATTAAAAAATAAGGCAACATTAACATCACTGATTATGGCAGCAGTGGCATTTATCTATCAGGTTTTAGGTATCTTAAATGTCGTTGTTCCAATCTCCCAGAATGACGTAGTGCAGGTGTTGGGTATCCTTATTAACTTATTAGGAGTTATGGGTATCTTAGTTGACCCAACAACACCGGGAGTAGGAGATAGTGAACTTGCAAAAAGTAAAAATGATATTGCAGAAGTGATTGAATACAAAAAGGAGGACTAACAATGGCGAACACAGTCAATAAGGTTCTTAATGTAGCTAAAGGAGAAGTTGGTTACTTAGAAAAGAAAAGTAATAAGTATCTTAACGATAAAACAAAAAATGCAGGTAGCAACAACTACACTAAGTACGGAGCATACTTTGGTATTAACGGACCAGATGCTTACTGGTGTGACATGTTCGTGGATTGGTGTATGGTGCAGGCATACGGCAGGGATGTAGCAAAAAATCTCTTACATGGATTTAGTGCATACACTCCAACATCAGCACAAAAATTCAAAGACAGTGACCAGTGGCATAAAACACCACGGATTGGAGACCAGATTTTCTTTAAGAACTCTCAAAGAATCTGCCACACTGGGATTGCGTATGCAGTAACTGATGAGATGGTGTTCACAATCGAGGGCAACACCTCTAATGGAACAGCCGTTGTACCAAACGGTGGTGCTGTATGCAAGAAGTCTTATGCTTTAGGCAATAGTCGTATCGCAGGATATGGACGACCTAAATATGATAACGTAAAAGTATCATACAGCGTTGTAAAAAAGAACTCTTCCAAGAATGCGATCAAGTGGTTACAGAAAAAACTGAACGCAAATTGTACATACGCAAACGAACATCCATTAGCTATTGATGGAATCTGGGGAGCAAAGACAACGCAGGCTTTGAAGAAATACTGGAAACAGTTAGGATGGAACACGTCTGGAACATATGCAGGAAAGAAAACTTGCACGGCTTTGAAAAAAAATCGAAAAAAGTAGTTGCAATGTCGAAAATGATATGTTATTATAAACAACGTTGAAACGAGAATGTTCCATTTTCGTTCCAACCAAAATTGAGAACAATAGAGTTTATGCGGTTTAACATAGATTTGATTCCTTGACTTTTAATCAAGTTGTCCGGGGTTCGAATCCCCGCACGCTCATTGTTGTAAGAGATATGATTTTAGAGAGATCTAGGATCATGTCTCTTTTTTGATGTATGGAAATATGCTATCATTAAATTAACAAAGCAAAGAAGAAATATTATGTACGCATTCGTACCTATAAGAAAGTTGGATTCAAAAATGTCTATTCAAAATGGCTGAATGTAAAATCGGCAAAAACAAAGTAAGAACCAGTACTAAAAACACAAAAATGGCTGTATCTGCGGGAATTAAGTAGACACAGCTATTTTTGTATAAAAATACTTGACAGGAATACCAATACTTGATATACTATTCAAGCAGTCGACAAGAAAACAAATGCTTGTTGTTTTGCAATATGCGGATGTGGCGGAATTGGCAGACGCGCTAGATTTAGGTTCTAGTGGGAGACCGTGCAGGTTCAAGTCCTGTTGCCCGTACTATTTACAAGGGTTTCAGAGGTTTTTATTACTTCTGAAATTCTTATTTTTTTATCATTTTTCCTATACGAAAGGATACCACAATGCAGGCTTACAAGGATTTAGTAAAAGCACTTCCCGGCTTAAAAGAGGATATGCCACGCGCATTTTACATGCTCGCAGAGCTCTTTGATTACGGTTCATTTGATATATGCAGAAGTGATGACAAATATATAATCCCATATATCATGAATGACGCGGTGGAATGCTATCTGACTGTGGAAAATGCAGTGTTAAAGGGCGATTATCATAGCGAGAAAGAAATTATTTCGGCATCGTTGGTTTTAGGAAGTGAAAAAGGTTATGGACTCATTCTGCACCAGCAGGACAATGTGATCACACTCTGGTTTGATAATTTGCATGTGCATGAGGCATGCTTTAAATACCATGAAATAGGACATTTCTGGGTAAAGGGACAGGAACAGTGGCGCATGCTTGTATATATGGTAGGAACAATCGCGGACAAGTATATGTACATGGGAAAGGAATACTGCAACGAGACAGAATGTTTTATCCAGAGCCTTATTTACTTTGCACCATTTCGCAGATGGACACCGGTACCCGGCGATTTGATGGAGTATCATTTTCCGGCCCGTGTAGAGGGAATAGACATTATGGAGGAGCTTTGCAGGGAGGTTTCGGACACTGATTATCTTAAGCTCATTGCACGCTACAGGGCAAATCCATGTGAGAAAACGGAAAAGCTTTTGAGCAGACATTTAGCCGATGCAAAAAGAGTACCGCTTTATCAGTATATTTATAAGCTTGTGATAAAGGCATCAAAGGATTATCCGGAGAGAAATTACGGAAATAAGATAAATGAACGCATAAAAGAAAAGCGTAAAGCGCTTGAAAAGGAGCTGCTTCAAAATGGATACACCGGAAAATACCCTGTGTTTTCAAAGAAAAATACGACTGTGCGTGTAATGGAGGAACAGCCCTACGTCACAGCAATTCTCGAGTGGGATGATTACAAATATAAGCAGCAGCTCATGGTTTCTGAGTGCAGTGCCAAAAAGTATGATGGAATAAATGCGGGATTTTTTAAAGGAATGGGCAGACACGGACGCATTGTGCAGGTGTAGATACACATAAAACAAAAGCCACGGAGCAATCCGTGGCTTTCATAATACGCTTATTACAAGGATGGGCTTGAGAAGACTCGAACTTCCGACCTCACGCTTATCAGGCGTGCGCTCTAACCGGCTGAGCTACAAGCCCTTGTGTTTTGCACAAAACGTATACTACAATATTTTTGGTGAGAAGTCAAGAGTTTTTTACTGGTTTTCTTTATTTCTTCACATCTTCCAAAAGCCGGCTAAATCTCCACTTTATATTCTAGAAATATCCCTCGACTCCCTGCACCAGTCCGTCTGCCAGATTTTCAAGTGTGGCATCGCTGTGGTCAGAACATGCGTTGCCAAGCTCTACATCCACTGACGGTACCGTGCTGTATGAGGTCTGTGTCAGGTCTATCGCCATTGAGCCATTACCGTTTATCTTTGCTCCATGAGCGCGCAGTCCTTCTATCAGGCTTGCCCCAAGTGCATCATGCTGCTGCCAGTGCGATGCAACCGGCTCCATACCCTTTATGCCGCCCGGCACTGATATGTAAAAGCAACCCTTATCGTAGCTTAGTCCGTCGCCATCCCAGTGCAGAGCGATATGACAGTCTGCCGCATTATTGCATATGACAGTACGTGCCACATTGTCAAGCTGTACATCGCTTCCGTCTCTTACCATAAGCACATCATAGCCTGCCGCAAGCAGCTTGTCCTTTAATATCTGCGCCATACGGAGTGTGACAGAGCTCTCCGGTGTACCGTCATTAAAGGACATACCACCTGAAACTGCTACTGCTTTTGTTGCGCCTGCGCCTGTTGTACCACCTGTGGTCTTTGCCGAGCCGTCCGGATGACAAAGTGTCTTCACCGAAGTTCCTCCGCTTGTACCGTGTCCAGCATTGACACCTACTACTATGTTTTTGCGGTTTGCTGTAGCCTTGTACATGACCGCGCAGCCTGAATTTATCGCTGAATGGTCTGCATACTGCCATGAAGGATTTAGTGACACTGATTCTCCATTCTCATAGGATGCTCTTTCTACATACTGATAAGAGGAATTATTTTCACCTGAATTGTTCTGCTCCTCGTCCTGCTGTTCGGCAGTCTGTTCTTCCTGCTGTGCTTCTGTCTGTTGCGTGTCTTTTACATCCTCTGTTACCACCTCTGTCACGGCTTCCGTTTCCGTAGGCATCTCAACCTTCTGTGCCGCCTGTGTCTCTGTTGCAGGCTCTGTCGGTGTATCCTGTGCTTTTTTGCCGCATGATGCGAGGGTAAATATCATCATGCCTGTAAATAATATTGCTGTAAATCGTTTCATTTATTAAAACTCCATTTTCTTTTTACTACATTATAGACAACCCCATGATATTGTTCAAGTATTAGGCAACATTACTTTCATTTTAAGGCCAGTTTTAAATAATCAATAGAAATTGTATTTCTTCTAAAAATCAGTTATACTATATGTGAATGCATCGAACATATTTTTACTTGGGAGGCTTGCATGGAAATATTAAAACTGCCTGTTGGAATTGATAATTTTGAAAAAATACGCCGTAATAATTTTTATTATATTGACAAAACAAAGCTTGTCGAACAGGCTTTACATAATTGGAGTGAAGTAACGCTGTTCACCCGTCCAAGACGCTTTGGAAAAACTCTAGGTATGAGCATGTTGCGCTCATTTTTTGAGATTGGCACTGACAAATCACTGTTTGACGGATTATATATTTCACAAAATAAATCTCTTTGTGATGAGCACATGGGCAAATATCCTGTGATATTTATTTCACTTAAGGATGTCGAGGGTTTATCATATGATGAGGCATTTCAGGTATTCTCCAGAATTATAGGAAATGAAATCAGCAAATTCTCCTTTTTGGCAGAAAGTGATAAATTGACAGTTTTGGAAAAAGAACAGTTCAAAGGATTACTTCATATAGAAAAGGGAAAGTTTATTTTTGACAAGGATACCTTTACCGCTTCATTAAAGCTTCTTTCCCAGCTTTTATATAAGCATTACGGCCAAAAGGTAGTCATCCTGATAGATGAATACGATGTGCCACTCGACAAGGCATACCAGAACGGCTACTACCATGAGATGGTCTCACTCATCAGGGGCTTGTTTGGACAGGCGCTAAAGACCAATGATTACTTACAGTTTGCTATTTTGACAGGCTGTCTTCGCATATCAAAGGAAAGCATCTTTACAGGATTAAATAACTTTAAGGTGCTCTCCATCATGGATACACGATTTGATGAGCAATTTGGATTCACGGACAGCGAGGTTGAGGAGCTTCTAGCCGCCTACAATCTGGATTCGCATTTCACAGAAATCAAGGAATGGTACGACGGATATCACTTTGGAAATGCCGACGTATACTGTCCATGGGACGTGATAAATTACGTGGATCTGCTCAGATTTGATCCCACTGCAAAGCCGCAGGACTTCTGGTCAAATTCAAGCGGAAATGCTCTGGTCAGAAGCTTCATTGACAAAGCCGATGTCCAGACCAAGGATGAGATTGAGCGCCTGATAGCAGGCGAATACATTGAAAAAGAAATATCCCAGGAGCTTACCTACGATGAAATCGACAAAAGCATCGCAAACCTGTGGAGTGTGCTCTTCACCACCGGTTACCTGACCAAGCAGGGTGTGACTGACGATGGCAGGGTGCGTTTATCAATACCAAACCGCGAGATAAAAAACCTTTTCATCAAAAAAATCCGCGAATGGTT